TTCAAAAGATTCCTTAAGCACGCCCGCCAAGCTCCTTATAGGCTCGCACGATAGGCTCCGCTTCGGTCAGAAACTGGCTACGCAGTCCATCGTTCTGCTTCACGTACCGCATGCCCTTGTTAGATAACCACTGACTAACTTTAATTACTGGCCACAAGAATGGCTTAGGCTCAGTAGGTGTGCTGGTTGTGATAGGATCGGGAAGCATCTCAGCCCACAGCATGATCTGCCTAACCACACCTGGCTCACCGCTGGCCAGCTTGTGCTGATGTGCGGCTACACGTTCCAATCGTTTGCCTTGCTCATCGGTTAGCCCGGCTGATTCAAGTAACTTGCCTAGATCATCGCCGTTGCTTCTGGCCTTGCTTATAATGCCTCCTGCCATTGCGGCTAGGCTGATCACCTCGCCAACGGCTGTAAGCGTTTCCTCCCGCCTTGTATTGAGTTCCTTGACTATCTGTTTGAGTGTTTGCATTTAACCCCTTTCATTAGTGCGCCGATTTTAAATTTAGGCGTTTCACGTCGACGCTTGTCGTGATGACGCCTTGCCCGCTGTTCATAAGACTTTCTGGCTGACTCGCTCTTGCCTGCTCTGAACCTAATTCCCAGCCGATCCGATACGTCTAAAGCCTTCTTGCTAACCGCTTGCTTGGTAATCTTGAACCGCTTGGCCAAGCTGGTCATAGATTCGGTCGAGCGGTTTAGAACAATCGCTAGGATGCTATGATCCAGCGTATCGGTCATGTTTTGCATAGCTGGATGCTCTGGCGCCTTTGCCATTAAATACTCAATCACATTGACCGTATTTGTGATCCCGCATGTGCTTACCGTGATGGTCGCATAAGCCTCATTTACCAAGTCCCGTAGGCTATCGATCATCATTGCAGGATGAGTGTTTTTACACGGCATCTTTTCAATCATTTCTTGATCCATCATATTAAATTAACCTCGCTAGTGCAGTCGTTAGTGCAGTAATTGAAATAGTGTAATGCATTAGTGCAATAATAGGCCCTAAAGGGCCTTTATTACTGCACCTACATGCTCCGCAATACTGCACTAGTGCAGTAATAGTTATTGCACTAACTCTAAAATGGCTCATTTGTCACCTTTTTGCTGAATAAGCCATCGCTGGCTTCTTCTATTAAACCGTCATCTTTGGCCTGCTTCACACGGGCCTTCGCCTGCCGTTCCTGTAACCCAGTGGCTTGTTGTACAAATGTAACAACTTGGGTGTACTTAGCCCCTTCAGGTAGCTTGGCCCAATCGATCGTGGATGCCCGACGACCTACTGACTTTTCTGGCGCCCCTACTTCAATCCACGCCATCCCCTTGTCGGCATGCTTGAGGTGAACCAGCGGCTGCGTCTTGCTGGCAATTAAATCGCTTGCAGTTACGCCAGAACGCAATCCAGACCGCTTTCCGCGCTTCGTCACCTCTAGCTTATACGTGTACGTGCCTTGCTCGTCCTGGCCACAAGGCGACAGCATTAAAACGGCTCTAGCCCAATTCGTCAGCTCGCTTGATCCAAATCCGCTGTACGCCTTGTCGTGCCCTTGGTAACCGCTGCCGTCCCGTGTTGGCTTCGGGGTATGGTGCATAAGCATCCAAGCAAATCCGCCAGATAGGGCGAGTGGGTTAAGCAAATTACGCAAAAATACACCGGCCGGCTCTTGACTGGATAAGTCGCCACCTATAAACGCAAGCAACGGATCTACCCAAGCCAGGTCGGGCTTATGCTTTTCAGCTAAACGCCTCATCCTATCGACGAACCGCTCACCCGTGGACGTGCAATCACGCACGATTACGATGTTTTGCTTCACACGCTCCAGCTCCTCTGCGGTCAAATCCAGCGCCTTTAGAATGCCCTGCAACGCCTCTGCAACGTCGCCCTCGTCGTTCTCAGCCTGCACGATCAGCGACTTTAACGGCTTGCCGTGTGGCGATATGCCAAACAGATCACGCCCGGCCGCCCATGTGATAGCGGCCTGTAAGCACAGCACACTCTTTCCAAGTCCACTGCTACCTACCCACAACGCTGAACCGCCACGGCATATCCAACGCTTGCCGAGTAGTTGCGTTATGTCGGCATCTTCCTTGAAATTGACCAACTGCTCCCAGCTATACGGCTCAGGAATATCCCCATAGATCGTGCGCTCCTGCCATTCCATATAGGTCAGCGTCGGTGCGCCACACTCGACCAACTCCTGCTGCAATCCTGTGGCAGTACGCATTGCACCGGGCAACCGCGACAACCGCCCTGCATCCTTGTTAGCTGGATCGGGCTTACTGTGCTCTAGGTGCTTGTAGATAAAATCCACACGCTCAGCAAACTCCTTGGCATTGGCTGCCCGAATCTCCACCCAAGCGTGTAGACTCCGGGCACCACTCTTAATGATTGACGACGTAGGCAACCCACTGCGCTTAATTATCGCCCACTGCTCTTGCAAGGTGCTTTCATCAAACTCAATCAGGCAATGGCGAAACTTGGTGATTGATTCGGCTTTGCGGTTCTTGCCGTTGTTGGCGTTAATCGACACATAGACTCCAACTGCATCGCCTTGCCACTCCTTTAACCCGTCGCCCTTAAACAGCTCTAGCCATTCCTCTCGGCTTCGCGTCTCGCCAGCACCGTCTGGCCGTTCGCGGTCGCCGTCCCGAATCGATCTTGTGATATTTATGAAATCGCCTACGTCAAAGCAGGTAGTCAGGAACTTATCTACCGGCCCGCTTTCCACGCTGATCGGCATAGGCGGTACTGGCAGATCCTCCCTCACGATCGCCCCGTTCTGATAGCCATACTTCGCCTTCGGCCTCCACGCCTCCCTAGCTGGCTTGCTAAACGCGGATCTAACCGCACTGACGGCCTCGTTCTGCGATAGCCCTACTTTAAAAGCCCACTCCTCTGCGTTGGTCGTTGCGTCGAACTCCGTCAACCCTTGGTCACGCCACTGGCACGCCAGCTTAAATAGCTGCGTGTTGCGCTCACCTTCAGCCGCCCCGTTGCGGTGGATAGCTTCGATTGCGGGTGGGAGGGGTGCGATCATTTTTTGACCAACCCTTCCAACGCTTTCTTAATCACGTACTCAATCACTGCTTCAGGGTCTTTCTTTAACTGCTTCAGTCCAAATGCGTGCAACGCTTTTGCCGTCTTAGCGTCATAGGTTACGTCGACTAAAACCTGCTTCGGTGCCGGGCGTGCTTTGCCAAAAGTAATTTTGCATAAATCTTTCATTTGTTCTCCTTTGTTCCAAGGGCCTTCGTATTTTTAGCCTCTACTGCTTTCGCCTTAAATCCTTCGGCCTGCTTCAACATTTCCGTGGCCATAAGAACGGCCAGATCCAGCCGAGTGCGTACTGCATCGTACTGCTTCTTCAGTAAATTCTTCTTCGCACGTTCGAGTACTGCGAGATGCCAGGTTAAACGCTTTACGCTCATACCGGGTAATTCCAGGTACGAATCGATCTGGGTGCTGGTTTAGGTGGGAGAATTGGCATCAAACCCGTTTTATTTTGTTTAGGTTTCCACTGAACTATGTTTCCAGCCTTAACCCACAATTCCTCTGCATCATTTACAAAATAGGTAATATCGAATGAGCCTCCTCCAGCTCCGTGAGCCATCTCAAAAAAAGTAGTATTTACATCATTTCCAAAAGCTGCGGATGCATCCGCAGGTATTCTATTACAGCAATCATTCGTGCCATATGGGTAGTCCATGCATGGATGACCCTCAAATTGAGCAATGCTTGAAAATGGTTTTACCTCAATTAAAAGCTCGTGGTTATCACAACACTCAGAATGACTACACGGGATTGTAAGCAGAAAATCTGGAGTCCATCCGTTCAAGTCGTAAGGCTCGTACTGCCATTTTAGCTTTGCTAAGTCAAAAAAAGCAGCCCATCTAGCCTCTAATCTTGAGCGAAAAGCGACGCCCGAGTAAATGGTTGGGTGAGATTTGAAGTTATATTTCACCACTGCCCCATTCCCCACCTGTGGCGATTGGCACGGGCCTCTCTCACGCATTCGGCGTACTGCTCCGGCGTGTAAGTACCAATGACGCGGGCGGAGAACATGGTTAGCAGTTGCTCAAATGTCATAGATTTGCCCTTGATAAGAATCATCTTCTCGCGTCTCGGCTTTGGTTTCTTCGTTTGCCA